ACATCACGCACGCCCCTTGGATTGCATAATCCACATCAACATTAAAATGATGGTACCGATAAGAGTGAGGCTACCAACCACAACAGCACCAACAACCAATCCACTTTTGATGGCTTTTTTACGAGCCAGTCTCTTAGCTTCTTCACGCTTTCTTTGGTTTTCTCGGATTTGTTTACGATTTGCAATAAATTTGCAGTAGTCATCCCAAAGACCCGGACGGCCTTGGTAGATAAACATGTTTTTGACTTCAGCTTCGTGCTTTTTGATGTCTTCGAGCGCCCAAAAAGCTTCCATGTCGCCATCCTTGGCGGACTTTTCTAATTCATCTTTGGCGTCGGCAAGTTTTGTGAGGTCTTTTCCCATCTGGCCGACGGACTCAACGTGGCCGGCAAACTCTTTGATTGCGCCAATAGCCTCATTTGCTATTTTAATTGCGGCTATGGCTTCAAAGATCACGGCTAGAACACTCCTTTAAACCTCTGCGGTCGGGCAATTTTGCTGAAGCGGCGGACGACTCCGCCTTTAGCCGCTTTCATAACTGGTTTTTCAGATTTTATCTTACCCGCGTTGGATAAAGCAATCGCTACAGCCTGTTTATGTTTGTAGCCTTCCTCCATTAACTTACTGATATTGCTACTGATTGTTTCTTGGCTGGAGCCGCGCTTCAGAGGCATTACATGCAACCCTTGTAAGTGCCGCCGCGCTTTGCCGCACCCATGCCACGAGCCGTTCCGCCCGGTACATCCATCGGTGCTTCCGCCATTGTTTCGCCGCCCTTGTAAGGAATCTTGCCCTGATCCTTAATGTCAGCAAAATTAACCGCCTTTTGTGCGGCACCCGGTGTATTCGTAACAATCTTAACTTTTGCCATTTCACTGACCTCTCTGTTTAAGTAGTTCACGCTCGCGTCCTGCGTCGATACGAGCTTGCGTTTGTGCCGCTTGTGCTTGCAAGCGATCGTAGAATTGACGATCGCGCATTTGCAGCGTCTGTTGATCCAATTGTAGCTTAGCTGCATCCAGTTCTGCATCACGCTGTGCTTCTTGCGCATCCAATTGCAACTCTTGTTGCTTGAGCTGCACCACAGGATCCGGACCTTGACCCGTAACCTGTTGAGAAAGCTGCTTGACCTGCTGCATCCCTTCAGCAACGTATTGAGCCACCATTGACTCGAGTTGAATCATGGTCTGTTCAGGATTGGCTTGAGGTCCTTGTTGCGCGGTAAGCTGGCTAAGCTCAGCCTCAGCGCGCTCCCGAGCAGCAATCTGAACGTGCTCCATGATGTGCTTTTGCAAAGCCATTGCCACAGGAGGCAGACCAGCAACCATCGGCGTTGAACCAAAAACCATATGCGACATGATATGTGCTTGATGATTCTGGCCTTGGAAGGCTTTGAGTGGGGCCATGTCGAGTGCATCAATGTTCTCCTGTGCAGGGTCCGTGGGCCGCGGTTCGTCATCCGGTACGGACTTCATTATTCTGTCTACATCTTTCACGCCTAACGCGTCGTACATATCGCGATAGACTTCATACATGTTGTGAAGCTCTGGTGCGGCGCCCGCCAACTCAAGTTTTGTTTGAGCCAACACGATGCGCTGTGCTTGGCTGAAGACGTTTGGATCAGAAACCGGAATGACGTCTACCCGATCGTCAAAATCATCCGCCATGATGGTCGCATCTTCGCCTTCCACGGAGTACGGATACTCCTGCGGCAAACTTTCGGCCATAACACGCGACAACAGCTTAAATTCAGTGCGCATTGCGTAGTGCAAGCGCTTGTGAATGGCGCTCATGACCCGCGCGCCTTGCTCCAACATTGCAATGGTGGTGCCGACAGCCGCGTTTTGGTTGCCATCGCCCACTTTCATGTCGGTAATGGTCGCGAACCGCCGTCCGGCGTCTACAACAAAGCCAAGCAGGTTAAATAGCGTCGGATCTGGCCCTTTGAACGGCAATGGCATCAACGAATCGCGAATTGCACCGCCCGGAGCGTCCACATCTCGGAATTCACCGGGCTGGAGCGGGTCATCATCGTCCCTGATCCGTAGTCCGCGGGCTTTGAAGCCTGCTGGAAGGTTTGAGAGCGTGCCTGCGTCAATCAACTGCCGCAAAGCAGAGGTCGCGGTCCGTGAAAGGCCGCCAATGGTGTGGATTAAGCCCAAACCGTAGAAGCCAAACCCCGGTAAGAACTTGTAATGTACAAAATATTGAATTTTCTTGCGTAATTCGTCGTCTTCTTGGTAATTACGACGTATTGCAAGGATTTCACCCGTGTCATAGCTCAATGTCACGATGTACGGGATCTTAATTCCGGTCATTTCGCCGTCATCATCGACTTCCTCGAAGCCTTCGAGGTCCAAATCAACGTGGCACTCGAGCAATGTGGCGTCATAATCAATTTGAGAGGGGGTTACCCCGTCAATCCGCTGAATTTCATCGGACACAGAGTCACTTTTGCCCTCACCCGGCGTGATTGGCACGTCTAAATAGAAGCCCGAGACCTGCTTTTTGCGCAATTCGTTCAACGACATGCGCACAACCTGCGTAATGTTCGGGCAACTCTCTAAATCAGAGGTCTCATAGGGCACAACAAGGTTTTCTGCGGGCACAAATTTGCTCACCGCACGCCCCATACCCTCGTCAAAATATACCTTCTTGAAGGTAGAACCGGCTAGAGGTAGATAGAAAAGCATCTGATCCATGTCCGGCGTGTAATCTTCCATTACATTGGTGATGTAATAGTTCATGAACTGGCGAACACGCCGCGCTTGCGCTTCTTTGTCCTTTGAATTGTCACCAATCACCGTTGTACGGACAGGACCCGAGGCCGGAATCAGCTCATTAAACGCCTGTGCTTGGAATTGCGTGGCCGCTTCGGCCAACAACGGGTGTGTGACGCCGCTTGAGCCCCGGAACGGCTGAGTGCGCTCTTCATAACTAAAGCCCAACAGCTCCAAACCGTCGGCATACGCGTCTTCCCACTCTTGCCGAGACGCCTTGTTTGCATCAAACTCTTCTAAAAGCTCGGAGGCAATTCGAGAAAGCTCCCTCTCAGGGAGCTCCTCTGCCAAATTCGCATAGAAATCTTCGTCGCGCTCTTCATCCATCGGCTCAAAGTCGATTTCCATGCCGCCGTCTTCAGTCGGGTTGATTTCAATCTCACCCACATCCTCGCCTTGCATGATCGCCAATACATCGCTGCCGCGCGGCGTCTCAACTTCGATTGACCCATCCTGTGAATCAGGGAGCTCGAGCTCAACCTCCGCCTTCAGATCCTCTGGGTCGAGCTGCGAAGGAACGTTTCTCTCAATTGCCATAAGTGGCTCCTGTTATGTAGGGGACATAGTCCATAATGCCATTGGTCCGCGGTCCGCGATTCATGTTGACAGCGCGATCTTTCAAGGATACCACGCCGCCTGCTGCGAAGCGCTCTACAGAGCTTTCTCGAACAGAACGCTCTACAAGGTTTAACAAGCGGTCGTCGCCAATACGGGCCATCGCTTGCGGTCCGATCTGCTCACGCAAGACGTTAAATACGTTCTGCATGACAGTAGACCGGCTCAGAATAGGGGCTCCTTCGCGGATGCCGACTTGCCCCTCTGCTTTCATCTTGTCAAACATTTGTTTTTGCTGTTCTAACGATCCGCGGACCGTGTCCCGCAATAAGGCAGACTTGGGCGGCGGATTCTCAACACCGGGCTTATCGGCGTACAAAAACAATCCGGCCCGCTCTTCGGGGTCCTCGAGCCGGTTGACAATCTCATCTTCGTAAAGCTTGCCAATCACAGTGTCCGAAATGCGGTCTAGCTCTTCGGGTTTCAGGATTTCTGTGTCCATCTGAAACTCGGTCAGCTCTGTCGGACGATCTACAGCAAACTCCGGGGGACTGACAGGATCAGAACGGAACAGGTCACCCGCCCCACGGGCGGCAAACTTCGCCATTTTTGGGGCATACTCAACAAGGGTGCCCAGCCCCTCACGAATTGCTTCGGGGAACATGTCGCCTTGCGGGTCTTCGGGCGGTCCGACAGGGCCGCCGTTTTGATAGTTTTGGACTTTTGCGTCCGCATCGGGGTAAAAATATTCAGTTGCTTTTTCACCTAATTGCAAAAGTTTGTCCATAACTGTGTCAGCTATTCCACCGGCTCTGGGATCAAAATAATACGTTGTATCAATGCCTTCTGGCCCTCTATCCACGCGCTCTCTCGATACAAAAGGTAAAAGATCGCCGTATTCTCGTCCTTCTACTCGGTTCATTTTAAAAGCTTCACGAGCGTCGGAAAAAAATGTTTCTGGAGAAGTGTTACTAAGTAGTTCTGCGGCGTAATCTAGGCGGTCTGGATCAGGCTTTGCAACGCCTCCGAATTCATAGTTCTGAACCGCGGTCCGTGGGTTCATATACAAGCGTCCTCTGCCACGATACGACTCCGCCTCATTAAACTGAAAAGCAGGAGCTGCATCCAAAAGTTTGTAAAATTC